CCCGGCTTCAATGGCAAGGTCCAGCGTCGCCCGCATAGCCGTGATAATCTCTCCGTGGAGCGAACGCAACCTATCCGCCTGTGCTGCTTGAAGATCGTTCATGGTGAATACCTCCTGTCCGTTTTTGTATGGTTAACGTGAGGAGAGAGAGGCGAAAAATCGGGCGGGCCGGGGCACCGCCGGGGGCTTGTTCGACAGCCCTTAAGCATGCTTCCCTTACTCTCCCAACGGTTTGCAAGAATACCCGCGGCCCTGCTCATAGTCCGCTGTCCTCCACGTCGAGCCCGTAGCCCAAAGGATTGTACCCGTCGCTTGTCTGAAGCCCATACGTCGACGGATCATAGCCGCTGTTCTCTTGCCTGTCCTGTATCCTCATGATGAGCTGCTCGGCAGGCGTCAAGACGGGCTTTTCGGAGACATCACGAATGGCAAGCTCAAAGTAGTTTGTGGCGTGCCGGTAATGGTCGGGCGCTAGCTTCCGATATCGGTAAACCTTCGTTCCTCGACGTTCATCCTCTTCCAGCACCTTGGCAATGCTCGACATCTGAGAGGCGTATATCTCAATCTCCGGACAGCGCCGCGGTAACTCATAGGTGCCCTTCATCACGGCATTGTGCGTCATGTCGCAAAGCTCTGTCCGGGCATAGGTAACAACGCCCGCCTCTTCGTCAAGACGTTCTCCCGTCTTTACCTCGTCGGCATACTGACAGCCGAAGACAGGGAACTTCTCACCCTTCCTGAATTCACGGACCTTTCTTGTTTCCGGGTAGAGGTCAATTACCGCCCTGCTCACGTTGAATTGAGAGGCGAGGTCATGAAGGTCTGAGAATTCGGCTACTCTGCCCACATAGAGGATCTTCTTTCTGCCGTTCTCCATCTTCCGGCCAATGACCACATGAAGCTCAGAGCCCACGTCGACGCCCATTCCGGTCCTATACCGCGTCTCTCCCCGGGCTATGGCATCCTGGCCGCAACAGGCGTACACGTCTTGAGGCGTCAAGCGGTTATCGGCCGCAATGTAGGCCATTGCCAATTTGGAGTTATAGACTTCCTGAAGGTTGCCATTTGGGGGATCGTTGAAGAGTTTGAGGATAGAGCCGGGCTCGACATAGAGCGAGTTAAGCTGAGAGACCCAATAACCGGCCGCTTCTCTGCCGGGGTACTGCGGCACCCATCGGCCATCACGAGGAAATATCTCTGAGCCACACTTGAGGCAAGCCCTGTAAACCGTACCGTCCGGCCTTTCTTTGAGGCAGTCGGGGAAGGAAAGTTCAAGGCATGTCTCCGCGTTGCAGTGCTGGCAACGAATCATCCACACCCGTTGATCCGATGCGTTGTAGCGGGCGTCGATGCCGTAGTCAGGAATGCTCGGGGTCGATAGGTAGGCCTCTTCTTTGACCGTGCTGTGCGACATTCTCTCAAGAGCTTCATCGATCATTACGCTGTCCATGAGGTCTACTTCATCGAAGACGGTTTTGTCGGCAGGCACAGAGCGGAGCTTTGAGGCGTCCTTCTTGAGCCCTTCTATCAAGGTGGTCGCCCTGGCCGATCTGAGGTAGAGCATAGACGAGCCGATCTGCTTAATGTTCACGCTGTCAGTGCTCCGCACATATCGCCCAATGGCGGCCGGATTGTTTGTAATGAGAGGATTGAACCGGGCTCGGGAGAAGTCGGAAACATCATCGCCGGTAGGGAAGAGGTAGAGAACGCCTGTCGGATATCTGCCGTTGATCTGCCCGTGAAGGCTGCGAAGTACCTCTACCTCACTGAAACCCATCTGGGCGCCCTTCCTGATTACCCGGACGCGGGCCGTGCTCTGCATAGGCTCTATCTGGTACTCATGACCGGTAGTGCTGAAGACGCCCGCCTGAAGCTGAATTTTGTTGATATGGCTCCAGTACCAAGCGTCGACATTTGCAACGTCTTTGGCGCCTAATTTACGCTTCGACATAAGGGCTCCTCTCCTCGATTATTCATCGTGCCTTTCAATACAGTTCAGCATCTTCCGCCTGTGCTCCTTCAATGCGGCCATGTCCTGCCGCTCCTGTTCCACTTCTGCATTGAACAGGTCAAGATCGATGGTTGCCTTAATTGCCTCTTCGATGAACGCTTGAAGCTTCTCCGGCCTGACTGCTTCGAGTTCATAGACATCATAGCCGTGAAGCCTCACAAATTTGTCATAGTTGCTGCTTCCCTTTTTAGCCTGCATCATCGGCGGTAATTGCAGCTCGTCAACCTGGTCCCTGATAAGCGCAACCTTGACCGTGAGTAGCCTGTTGACGCCGAAGTCATCACGGATCGATTTTGCGAAGCTCTGCGCTATCTCCTCACCATCGGGGTCATGATCGGAAAGAATGAGGAGCACGAGCTTGTCCTTTCCCGAGGCCTTGAAACGCTGTACGAGTTCGTACCTCGGCTGAAGAGAGCAGAAGCCGCGGCCGATGATATACGGGATACAATACTTCATGGCGACGGGCCTGATGGTGCTCTCGATTGTGTTCTTCTCGCCTACGATCTCGATATGGCACGGCTGCGATTGCTGATAGTTGCGGAAGTATCCACCGAGGAATGACTCAAATTGCTCTTTGATGAAGGGCTCAACGCTCGTGAATACGTTCCATGAGACCATCGGCCTTGTGGGATCACTGATCGCCTTCCAGGGTACGTACCCCTCGAGCCGCGCCCTGGTCAACAGATCACAGAGGGATTGATACGACTTGCGGTCGTTCCGATAAACCGAATCGGCTTTCTTTGCGTGGATAAGAGGCGGATCGTTGAGAAGCTGATAATGAATCTGCCGGTCTGAAAGCGGCCAGAATTTGTTCATGCTGTTCAGCACGTTTATGATGGCGTTGAGAAAGAGAGATTTATTCCGGGTAATTGCGGCCCGGGTCTTGTTACCGTAGAGTATGATCCCAGGCATGCCGAGCCCCGCCGCTGCCTCGATACGAGAACTGAGGATCTCATCGATGTCCGGGTCCTTGCTTACGTCGATGAATTGCTCTCGGATAATCTCATCGAAGCTCTTCACCCGCTGGCGGTTCGCCTCCCGGAGAAGTGTGAGGAAACGAGGGTCGTCGCGGTCAATGGGCAGGATTTCACATTTTACCTCTTGAAGGCCGATCTTCTGACACGCGGCATAGCGCCGATGGCCTGACACGATATATCCGTCTTGCGTAACGACGAGGGGCTCCAGAAGGCCGTTTGTCTCGATCGAGGCGACGAGGTCCGCAATGGCTTCGCTGTCAGGATCGATGGGATGGTAGAGAAGATCATTCAGCCCTGACGGTCTCAAAGCGGAAATTGAGACTTGTCTGAATTTCTCATAAATCTTTGTGCAGGCCTGAGCTACCTGAATGTCGTTCACGCTTCGTTCCCCCTGATGTCGGCGTTTTTTTCACGATTAACATAGAGAGGAAGAGTCCGAAAATCGCCATGGAGGGTAGGGGTGGGGGGGTATCTCCGGTCCCAAGAAAGCATTCCCTGGACCCATCTTCGCGTGCCTTCGCGTGCGGTCTTGGATAAGTCTTTGTTCTGTGGTACAGAGAGAAAATACAAAGCTTCGCTGCGGGTGATCGTTCGCGCCATCTTCACAGTGGGCGTTCCTCCATCCTGCCGGTATCCGGCGACTATCAGCACTATACATTCCACTAGACAGCCTCCCGAAAAGCCTTGAAAACAGTGGAATAAATGACAACAGAAACGGACAGCATATCCGGTGCTTACCTCATAAGCTTCATGCCCGAAGACAAGGGATGAATCGCCGGGGTCCGAAGAGAATCAAGCCATTTGTCTATATCCCGCTTCCTGAAGCGTAGCTGCTTATTCGAGAGCTTAAAGAAAGGGATTTCCTTAAGGTGCGTCCGTTCGTGTACCCACTTCGGAGTCACATGGAGATAATCGCAAAGGCCCGGCACGTCGAGCACGGTATCATCCTGTCGGCCCTGGCCTATGTTCCGAAGGCCGGAAGTCAATTCTTCCCGGATGGCTTCCCGGAAGAGGTCTTTGAACGGCTGAAGGTCTTCAGGCTCGATCTTCACGGCTTCTCTCCCTGTTCTTTGGGCTCAACAAGGTAACTCAACGTCTTCTCAACGGGCTGATAGAGTTGAAATCCCAAAAAGGATTGACACAACCGGCACAGGCGAAGCAGAGCCAATTTGTCCGGGTCTTCGAGGTCCGCAAGCGTGAATGACTGAAATCGACGGCATTCTTCCAAGGAGCAAGGCACCATGGCTTACTCTCCCCCTCCCGTGGTAATCGCCTTAGCTGCTCTGAGCCGGGCAATCTCGCGCAATTCGGCCTCTTCCTCTTCGCTGTAGGCACTGGGCCGGAGCTTGGCGTTGATGTCGATATCCTGCTTGTCCGGCCACCCCATAACCTTCAAAACGAAGATGGAAAAGGCGGGGTTTTGTGCCGTCATGCCGCGCCGTTCGTAGGCTTCCTCTATTCGCTGATGCGCCCTTTTTATGGTGTCCGATATCTTTGAGTGCTCTCCTTCTCCCTTCGAATATTGCCCGAAGGTCTCTCGCGTGATTCCCAAAGCTATGCACATGCCGGAAAGAGTCGCCGGTGTATTGTCCGTCTCACACTTCAAGAAGTACCCGTCTATGGCCTCTTGAACCTTCTTCGGATTCTGAAGCTTCAACGGCCTCCCTCCGGGGTGTTTCGTTATCTCAGTTCCCACTTTTCAGCCCTCCACAAGATTGGTGAAAATGGTGAAAATGGTGATGTGTTTTCATATTTTTCTTAAAATTCAATTCTCCTATAGGGAAAACCTTAAAAAGCTTCACCAAATTCACCAAATTCACCATGTCAAAGCAGTCCGATGCCTTTGCATTCCCTCTTCCGCGCATGGCCTTGTACTGACGGAAACCCTTTCTCCTCAAGGACTTCGCTGAATATCTTGCGTTCCAAAGGCTCCTCTTTATTTTCTCCGGCCCATTTGAGGTACGTTTCATACAGGTCTTTGAAAACCACTTTTTCACCAAATTCAATTCGGCATTTCTCGTGCAGGAATTCCCCGAGCACATCCATGTCGGCGATGTACTGGTCCGTCGCCTCTTTCACGTCTTTCGTCCATCCGAGTCCGTCCTCTTGCCATCTCAGACAGCCCTCAACGCCCCACGCGAGGATACCGGGCAGCTCTTCCTGAATGAGAATGTCGTGGAAGTTCAACACGCGGTCCGCCTCGGGGATAGTGACGGTGAAGGGGATAAGCCGGATTCGCCGCGACATGGCGAGCGTAGTGTCTTTGATCACGGGCTTATGGTTCACTCCGAGCCATATCTTGAACGTCGGTTCAAATTCGAAGTATTCACGATGTAAGAACCTGGCGGTGAGTTCATCCCCCCCGGTCATTGACTTTATGAGCCCTTCGGCGAGCTTCCGGCCTCTCTCCGTCTCGATGGCGGACACAAAGCGGCTGCCGTTCAGCCGGGCCACATCATTGGGTATCTGACTACCCTTCTTCGCGATGAAGGTATCCATCCGGCATGTAACGGCGTAAGCACTTAGCATTTTGGTTATCACGTTGAGAAACGTACTCTTGCCGTTCTGGCCGGTGCCGTAGAGGATGAAAAAGCATTGCTCGCCCGTGTCTGCCGTAAGGGAATAGCCCACGGCTTTTTGCACAAAGGCAATCGTGGTATCGGAGCCCGCGAAGATCGTATTGAGAAAGGCTGTCCACTTCGGACATACAGCCTTCGGGTCGTAAGCAATTGGGACCATGCGCGTGATATAGTCCTCTCTCCGGTGCGGTAGAAGCTGCCCGGTCTTGAGGTCGATAGTCCCGTTCTCGCAGTTGAGGAGATACCGCCCCGTGTCAAAGACATCCTGAGTAACGGCTACTCCCGACTTTGACAATTCGAGCATGGCCTTTATCTTGCTGTGAGAGCCAAGCTTCACGGCGAGGGATAACAGTTCTCTCCGTCGCCTATCGTCCGTCTCCCCGGCGAGCTGGTCAAGGATGGCCTTCTGCATTCCTTCAGCCTTCTTGTTCACTTCAAGGGTTTCGTCGCGTCGCCATACGTTGCAGGTCCAGACGTACCACTCTCCGGACCACAAGATATCGCTCCGGTGAAGGGCAAGGAAGCGCTGCGCGTTGGCGAGGTCATCCGTGCGGTCTGAAGTAGAAGAGGGGAGGGCGTCAGCCACGGGAGCACGGCCGGCTGTAGTACCACCATGGGTATCAGAGGACGCGGCCCCCCCTTCCATAAAACGTGCAAGCCTATCACTGCCGCTCACCCTTTGCTTGAAATCAGCCCAGGTCCGGCCTGTGCAATGGGCGTGCTGACATTTGAAAAGGAGTTTCCCGGTTGTCTGTTGAATGACTTCCGCGTCTCCCCTGGTGGTCCTGGTTTCGTGCTCGTCTTCGAAGGGGCAGGCCTCGAGGGTGTATGCCATGCCGGTGTCGTGCTCTTTCAGCCGAAAGGCTATGCGGTAGTGCTCAAGATACCGAGCCACATTGAGACGGCCGCGCCCTGAGCCTGCCTTTTCTTGTTTGCGGTCTGTCCTTGGCGCCTGGTCCGCCAGCCACTTCAATTGCTCTATCGTGAGAGCTTGCGGACGCCAGCCGTTGCAGCATGTGACGTCTATGTAACTCTTCCTGTGCGGTCTATCGGGCGTGTTGTCACCTTTCCGCGCCGTGGTGCCGTATAGTTTCCCGATTCGCGATGGATTGAAGTTTACCGGGTCAATCTTCACCCGGTCAGTGGAGAATAAGCGGCCGGCCGCTTCTAGGGCCCGCTTGATCAGGTCGACGTGTTCCTTGTCATTGGGCAGGTCGGGAAGCCGTTCGACCAAATGCTCGCCATTGCCGGAGAATGCCTTCAAACCTTCGGGCCAGCCTGCCGCCTGAAAGTGCTCGCACATTGCCTCTGTCACCCGGGCCGCGGCTTCGATCTCTTCATCCGTCGCGCTGATGCCCTTGGGCCTGTCAGGATCGGCGTCAAGGTATAGGTACCGAAGACAGACGATGTCGCTATCGCTGGTCGTGGCCTCCGCTGCCTTCAGACGATTCTTAGCCCTGGCAAGCAAAGCAGGATTGACGGGGTTCTGTACGAAGTAGACACCCGTCGCCCCTGCGCGGTCCAGCACAAGAGCCGCCTTATCAAAATCGGTCTGGTTGTCGAAGTAGCCCGAAACGCAATTCTTCGCGTAGCCGGTCCATGCGTCATTTTTGCCATACAAGCCAAAGGCGCGGATTTCCGTCACTTCCCCTGGTTTGAAAAAGAGTTCATAGACGGAGCGGCCGGAGTCCCTGCTCATGATGTCCTCTCCATCTGCCCCGCATAGACTCTCTGTCGTGCCCTGGCCGCTGCCTTCAATACCCCGACGCTGCTATCTATGAAGTCGAAGACTATTGCTCTGTCCTTCCCTGGCGCCGGTCGGAGCACGCGCCCCAGGTATTGCACGAGCCGCCCGGAAAACTTGATTGGCGTTGCAAGGAAGAGCGTTGACAAAGCTTTGCAGTCGAAGCCCTCCCCGATAAGCTGCCCCGTGGCGATAAGGATCCTAGCCCGCCCGCTATTCACTCTCGCGACAATCTCTTTCCGAGTCCTCCCGGTGCAGTCGCCGGTCAAGACTTCGGCAGAGAGGCCCCGTCTTTTGAGAAGTGTTTGCAGCGTTTCGGCGTGTTTCTTCCGGTCGGTCAAGACAAGAGAGACACCACGGCCCCGGCTGTTGCTCTTCACGGTGTCCGCGATAAGCCGGTTTCTCTCGCCATCTTCACAGAGCTGCGAGAGCATCCGTGAATACTCTGCCGAAGCATCATAGGTCGATTGAAAGCGGGTCTCTCTGGTCACTACCTCAAAGGGCAGGACGTGCCCAGCTTCCACAAGGCCCGCTTTCTCGATCTTGTGGTTTATATCGCCCAGGTGGGTGAATATCATCAAACTAAGGCCGTCGCGCCGCCACATGGTAGCAGACAATCCGGTCATGTACCGACAATCGAAGGCTGTCACCACGTCTGAAAACGTGGTTGCGGGCGTGTGGTGCGCCTCATCGATGATAAGATGCCCGATATGCGGGGCTACTTTAGGGGCTATCTTGACGAGGGTTTGGACGGTCGCGACGGTGATCCTCTTGCCTATGGTCTGCTTTCCGGCACCTATGATGCCTATTTCTTCCCTTGGTATTCCGAGAAAGGTCTGTATCCGGCTTACCCACTGGTCAAGGAGTTCCTTGGTATGTACCACGATCAAGACCGGCTGTCCTCTCTCAACGATGAGGTAAAGGGCTATGATGGTCTTACCACTGCCCGTGGGCGCCGTCAGGGTGCCGAAGTCTCTCTTGAGCATGGCTTTAACCGCTTCCAGTTGGAAAGGTCGGAGCTTGCCCTTGAACGTGAAGACGATGGGGGGTAGGGTGCGCCTGCGGTCCTCAAGCTGAAAGCGGATCTCTTGACGTTTGCAAAGGGCTATGGTCTGGCCGGTTGAAATTTTATTATCTATCCCACATAGAAGAACTTCCTTTTAATCACATTAACAGGTATAAAGAGCGTGCCGTAGCAGTTTAGCCGGATCAGAAAAAGGAAAGGGACACCCAGGAGCTTTCCCCAC